CGCTCCTCGCTGGAGTGGTATTTGGTATCGTATGCCTTCTTCTTCTCTTTGGCTTCAGGATTTGAGTCGTAGTACTTCTTAGTCTTCACTTTGCGTCTTTTTTAAAACAATCTCGTTTTTCATTATACGCATAGCCCGTTTCTTTAGAGATGCTTTAGATACTCCTTTGAATGAACTACGTTTAGAAGCGCTTTTAGCCATCAGTCCTCTTCTTCTTCGTAGAAGCAAGCCTTCACCTTGTAATGGGTAGGCATCACCTTACCTGCTTTAACAGCAGCCTGAACTTGAGCGACAGCCTCTTCCAATGATGGAGCCATAGCCATAATCATCTGGCCACCTTCCATCTTGCCTCCGTGGTTGTACTTCTTTGCTTTCATCACTTCTTCATTTTACGCAACATCTCAAAGTCAGCCTTTGAAATCATTCCGTCCTTATTGGCGTCAAGCTTCATCTGTCCTCCCTTGAGGTATTCCATTACGCCTCCGCCCATATACATAGACATCTTGCCGCCCTTCTTGAATGAGGGTCCTTGAAGCGCCTTCATCTTTTTCATAAACTGGGTTTCCTCCCATCGAGTACGTTGAGCTTCTCCTCCGTACTTAGGCTTAGACTCAGCCTTACGCTTTGCCATCATCTCATCAAATGCTTTCTGCTCGGCAGGAGTCATCGGTTTGGTAGAATACTTCTTGCGAGGATCTACCTGTCCGCCCATCTTATACTTCTTAGCTTTCATAATCAAAAATATTTGAATCTATATCCTTTTGCTGTTTTTTGGCGGCCACTGCAAACGTTTGTTATATCAGTTTTATTTAACTGAAGAGCATCAATGGCCTCCATTCCACAAGACCAAACAAAGATAATATTATTATTATCGTCAATCTGGGCGACTGGGCGAGCTCTCGGATTTTTATATCCAGACACATCTCCTATCCAAGTAGGTGCGCCATTCTTCTTGTGAGAGTCGCTCATTTTTTTTCTTGTCTTTGCCGATATCTTTCTTCCAATAGCTTTTGACCTTATTTTTTCTCGTACCTCCTCGTAGTTTTCAAGATCTGTTATTTTAGATGGCCTATCTCCGCCACGAGTAAGATTTACTAATTTTTTGTTTTTGTCTAAAGCAAGCTTTATTAGCTCAATTTCTTTTTTGTAGCAATCTTCTTCAGTCCCAGAAAAAATTATCCTATGATAAAAGTCAAAATCTACACTACGAAGCCACTTTGATTTGCGAAGATTATAAGATTTGCCTTTCTTGTTTGTTGCTTCGTATACGTGATTCTTAAATCTTTGTTCTGGATTTATAGACACACCAATATATCGTATGCCTGTTCCGTCAGCAAGGACATAAACAAAACAATTATCCATAAATTTCTTTATAGAGCTTTTCTGTGTGTGGTAGATATGTTGTCTTTCCGTTTTTAAATACCGCAATAAGAATTTGATTTCTATTTTCTTCCTTGCGGTATCCAACGTGCACCCAAAGCAAGTCGCCTTTTCCATTTGACCCCTCAGCTATAAGTTGATCAAATTCCAGATTATCCTTTATATACTCAAACACCTGACGGTTGCTTACTCCATTACCACGATAGTCTTGATCTAAGTCAAGTGCTCTTCCTTTGCAGTGGTCAGAGCTTGCGCTGCCCTTGATGGCAGCATTCAGCTCTTTCCCCCTATATCCAGAAGATATATACAAGGGCACACCAAAGTGCTCACGTACCTTGTCAAACACCTCAGCACAAATAACCTTGAGGTTCTCCAGATGCTCAGCTGTTGGAGTATTATCTATTCCTTTACGCTTAGCGGTATCTGAATAGGTAACCTCACCAATGGAAACATACTTACTTAGTTGCATAAGCAAAATTGTTTGCGGTGTTGAGCGAAGCGATTCATAACACAAAGATAAATCTTATAGCAATAGGGGATGGTCCCATACAATACATTGGGATGATCCCAAACAATCCTGTGAGGTCCTCACAACTTCAAAATGACCAACATATAAAGAGTCCAAAATGACCAACATATGAAGAGTCCTATCTGTGAGGTGCTCACAACTGTTTCATACGGTACTATGTGATGCATACTATTGACTTTCTCATTTTTTTTTCGTAACTTTAGCCCAGCAAAAGCGACAGCGATGCTACATCAACGCAAAAGAGCAATCTTCTAGAGAGCAAGATTGATAATAAGCAATCGCTTATGAAAGCCCAAAAGTCGCGTAGGGGCCTCCAGCCACCGCAGCGACGAACAAGACGCAAAGTCGACAAAGTGTGGAAGGCGCCATATTTTGTATTAAAATTTCAACAGCTGTTTTTAGCTTAGCATTATACAAGTTTTTTATTTTCAATTAGTTAGGGTGCTTGAAAAAATGATTGAGTTATTTTGGGAGTGGGGATAATATCTCTCCTGGGCGTGTGGTTTCCATTTCCCAAAACGCATTCTGCAACCCCACCCCCCGCCAGCTGGCGCTCTTTTTTGCATTTTTTTGGCGTTTTTGGTTTAAGCTTGGAGGAACAATACCCCCCAGCTTTTCATTCCACCGTATTTTTTGCCCTCAAAATTCCCCGATTAGGTGCGCTCTCCCTGGTAAGCTCTCGCAGTTCATCGCGCCCAATGTTTACGGGCTTTTTTGTTTTCAGCTTGCACGATCCATTGTATTTTTTTTCAGCTCTTGTTTTTTTGTCCTGGCTTTTGTAGCTTTCGGCTATTATTAACCCCTAAATGTTTTTATTTATGTTTACTTACCTCGGACTAATTGACACAAGCGTTGAACTTGTAAAACACAAAAGCGGAACCCGTTACTATGTGCGCGGGCTTTATTCCTTCGGCATCGTTCAATTCCTAGAAGCGGGATATTTGCGCGATTATTGCAAAGCTAACGACCTGGACAAAACGCGAGCGATCATTCAGCTAAACAAGCGCGCCCAGGAGATGAAGCGTACAAGCGTATTCGCCCCGCAAGCGCTACCCTTCCCCGCTGACTTTGAGGGGATAAATAGGCGCGCATTCGGCGCCGGGCTGTAGTCCGCCCGATAGCTTTTGAAATTGCCCGGCCTTTTTGGTCGGGCTTTTTTGTTTTATCAGCTTATTTTTCTACCTTTGCCTGGAATGCCCGCAGAGCGCGGGCGCTTAATGTGTTTTAATGTATTAAAAATGAGTAACAAAGCACAGAACCAAAGCCCCGCAACTGCCCAAGACCAGGCGCAGAAAACGGGCGAGATGATCCAAAGCCCGCAGAGCGCGGGCGTTATCCTTTACGCAGAGAAAGGGAAAGACAAAAAGCGCGTGCCTATCATTCGGGGCGCTGACCTGGCGATGATTGTTCGCGGGCTGTATACTGGCTTAAATCGCCAACAGCAAAGCGGGCGCAGGTTGTACAATTTGAGCGGAAGCAATGCGCTCTATTTGCAATTCTTTGACAAAACGCCTTTTGTAGGTATGCGCAAGATTGTGCCGAATGGCTTTAGCCCGCTCGCTTTATACGATGCGCTTTTAGAGCTTGAAAAAATGGCGGGCGGGAAGCTTCCCGATTTCCCCGAATTAGAGGCGCAATTTCGCACCTTGCGCGAGGAGAAAGAGAAGTATATCGCAAGCGCGCACCACAAGCCCGTAAAGAGTGAGGCCGCCCAAGGGTGAGCACCTTGCCGAGTATTTCGCAAGGGAAAGCACCAGGGGCGAAAGGGAGGCGCGGAAATTCAACCCGCGTTCCCTGGCCAAGTCAAAGCGGGCGCAGAAGGTGCAAAGCGCGCGAAATGCTACGGAAGCGGCAACAGCCGCGAGGATAGACAAAAAGGCCGCGAATAAGCGCGCCAAATTAGCCAAACGCGAAGCAAAGCGCCAGGGCTTGCAATAATCCGCGAAGCGGGAAACCCAGGGCGCACGGCCTGGGGATTGGGAGAGCCACCCAATAAACGGCAAAAGCACCCGAACAAGTGCCACCTATTAAAAAGGTATGCGCTTTATTAGGGTGCTTTTTTTATTTGCCCTTTGGCTGTTTTTACTGCTGTTTACTTTCTTTGGCTGGCCTTTGGGCTGGCCTTCGCTTTTTAAGCTCGCACAATAAACGCCACCAGGCACCGAGGCCAAGCCAAGCGCAAACGATCAAACCCGCGCGAAGCTCTGGCCTTTTCTTTTTATTTTTTTTGGCTTATCACCCTTTAAAGTAGTTTAAAGGAATGCGATAAACGCCCGCAAACTGCGTTAATGTTTGCACCCTTTGTATTTTTTTGTTTAACCCTTTAATCCATAAATGTATGTTGGACTATTGGACTTGCATAGTGGGCAAGCAAAGCGCCTACCTATTGCAAAAAGAAACCAATCAAATGATTGGTAGGAGTGCGTGCGCGGTTGTCGCACAAAGCGGTAAGGTGTACTATTTAGATGCTGTTTTTTCGGCTGATGAAGTACACAAGTATGAACTTGACCAACATTGGTCACTAACCAATTAACAGATGAGTAGTTTATTTAATTCAAAGTCCGCTTTCTATCGAATTGACGTTGAGCAAAACTATCCAAAAGAGAGCGGTATAGTCGATGCATACCTTCTTTTAAACAATCCAAAATGGAACCAAGGATATGCAAACGGCTACATTCGTGTAAGTAAAAAGCACCCCTGGTACAAAGAGTGCGAGAAGGACTATCCGTATATCCCGTCAAGGGTTCACGGAGGAATTACCTATCACGCTATTGACCATCAAGAAGATAATGCTGTTGTTGGTTTTGATACTCGTCACGGAGGCGATAACCCAACAGACCAAGATTCTGTTTACTGCATCACGCAACTCCACAGACTCGCCTGGGATGCCTTAGAGGTGTACACTGCACACAAGCGCAGGATCGATAGCACAATAGATAGAATACAGAATATGAGTATTGAAGAACTGCGCGAAGAACTAACTAGATGCTTAACTGAATAGTTATGGATAAGTTTGGATATGTTATCTACGATAATGTTGCGTGTGAATTATTGACCTTTTCTAAAAGCAAGGAAGTAATCATTTACGGAAACTATCAGGAAGCACTTGAAGATTGTGCTAAAGGGCAAATCGTATTAAAACTAACTAGATACTTAAATGAATGATTATGGAAATACAATGTAGAAAATGCGAAAGCACTGAAACAGAACAGCGGTACGATACCTACGGGTATTCTACTGGCTACTGGTGTGACGACTGCTATAAAAATAGATATCCATATAAGAAAGATTACAAGTACGACTACTTGGATGCTGGCGAATATCTAGAAGACGATTACTAAAAACGCGATAAGGTCGGCGTACAACAGACCTATGTTTTAATATGTTTCCAAATGAAAAAGAAAAAGGAAATGCTAAATCCCATTGAGAAGGAAATCCTCATCAAGGGTCTTTACTTGTGGCAAGATGCCTTCGTAAAGGAAATCAAGTCCATCGAGAAGAAGGGCAATATATGTATGTTTCATCCGAATTGGACGAACATTATGTTGAGAGAGTTTGCGCTCAAGTTCGACATCGACGAACTGCCGACTCACGAAGGTCATCCCAAGTGGAAGAATTTCAGCTGGTACGACCCATTGTCCAAGAAATTTGAAGAATTAAAAGCACAGCAAAATGAATCGGTATGAGAAATGCGCCGAGTACATTCGGCATACAGGTATTGACAATGTCAATGTAATCGGAAACTCTGTTGTAATCGTATCTCCTGAAGGACACGCATTCCACATCAGCGAAGATGAGATAGAGTTCCGCGCCTTTCAGTTCGACGACGAGCTGGCAAACGAAATGTACTACGACCAATGAGAAACATAGCAGAAAAGCTAGCATTCGTATTTCTCATAGTGTTGGCGCTATGCCTTACGGTATACGGAGTAATTATGACTCAGTTAGGTGAGCCATATTGGATGGTGCTCTCAACAGTATCCATCATTGGACTATTCATTCTATTGGTAAGCGAGAAGTAGACTGCGCTCAAGTGTCTACACATTTTAATTTCTTTTATTTATGTTACAGGTGTTTTATTTTTACGCCCCAGTGCGCAACAAGCGCACCAATCTGTATGCTGTAGAGGCGTACTCCGAGCAACAAGCAAGAGCGCGACTGAGGCTCAACATTGGCGCAGGACGATGCCCGAATGGTACGAAGACTATTCAAAATGCGTTCTTTGAGTTTGTTAAAATGTAATTTAATCTTGTTTTATTATGTCTGATATGATTGAAATTGATGGCGTAGAGTATGACGAAGATGACGTCATTACTCTTGAAGATGGCGACCTATGGCCGCGTGAAGATGCAGTATGTTGCGAAAATGGCGACCATATTGACGAATGGCATCGCAAAGATGACTGCGTACTTACCGACCTTGACGGCTGGGTTCACGAAGATGACGTTACCCAATCGGAGGACGGCACCACTATGGCTTCAGGTAATGAGGACGGCCATTACTACTGCTACACACACGACGGCTATCTATATCACCAAGATGATATAGTTTATGCCGATGATACGTGTGAGTACTACCACATAGACGAAGTGGGCAACTGCGTATTCTGGCACGAAGATGAGGATACATACTACAGTTATCCGCCCATTTCAAGCAGAAATGGCAACTACGACTACCACGACGGACCGCGCAACTGGTATGTTGATGCCGACAAGTTTCGTTTCGGTGTCGAGGTAGAGAAGGAAGATCCCGACGGCGATGTTCGCGAAACCTGGGAACTCGAAGAAGTCACCGACGAGACCGGCTGGGCACGCGAGTACGACGCCTCCATAGAAGATGGCTTCGAGCTTGTTAGTCCAGTGTATGGCCTGTTTGAAGACAAGTTTGACTCCCATATAAACGGAGACGATACTCGTGGAAAGATATTGCGCGACCACATCAATGCTGATTATAATTGGCGTACTTGTGGTGGCCATATGGCTTTCTCCGTAAAGGACAAGAGGGGGTCACAAATTTACGACTTGTACTCCGGCTTCTTTCCTTTAATACTTGCTCTTTACAGAAAGCGTATGCGTAAAAAATACGCCAAGCTCAAAGCAAGTAAGGGCTTCAAGCAGGGTCAAAAGTACAGCGCCATATGTGTTCACCACAATTATGTAGAGTTCCGAGTGTTCTCTGCTGTTCCCAATGTTGATACATTACTATGGCGACGCGACTTGTTACGCATTATGGCCAAGTCTCCCAAGAAGGGCCTGATGTGGTGGATTCGTCGTGCGCTTAATGAGAACTCTATTCTCAACAAGCACCTGTCTGTTCATTATTCTCAAGACCGCATACGTGAGCTTGTGATGTTTGCCGCGGCTATCGCTGAGCATATGACCAACAAGAAGTATCCAAACATTGTTCAATATTTAGACACAGGTACTTCTGACTACGTCACGGTACAAATGGATAGACTCTTCAGAACCGTTCGTTCGGCTGTGCATTCCGATCGTTTCAACTAATCTTTAATTTAAATCTGTATTTATTATGTGTATTGCTATCTTAAACAATGGAGTAAAACTCTCCAAGCAAGAACTAGAAAACTGCTGGCTATCTAACGACGATGGTGCTGGTATGTTATTTATTGAGAACGACAAGCTCGTTGTCTGCAAGTATCCAAACGAAGATCCATACGGCAAAGCGGGCAAGTCCTTCGACGAGTTCTATACCGACTACCTTGAGGTCTACGAAAACTCATCCAAAGCAAACAAACCAGTCGTGTTGCATTTCCGCATTGCGACTCACGGCTTCAGCGATGCCTACCTACACCCCTTCCTTGTCAGCGACAACGTAGGCCTTGTGCATAACGGCATCATCAGTGGCTACGGCACTAAGGACATATCCGACACCGCTGAGTTTGCTCAAGAGATCGGCACCCTGCCTGCGTCAATGCTCAAAGACCTTAGCTTCCTTGACGTTGAGTTCGTATTCAACAGCATCTACAACATCATTGGCGACCACAACAAGGTTGTCTTTATGGATAAGAATGGTGACTTTGAGATACTCAACGAGGATAAGGGTCACTGGGTTGGTAACAACTGGTTCTCCAACGACTCGTACAAGTCGCTCGTCAAGTACCACGGCAATGTTGCCAAGGGTACTGTGTTCTACGACTATGAAGTAGATGAAGATTACGACAAGTATACGTGGGCAACCAACAAGCCATACATCACAGACAAGAAGTACGAATGCGACCTATGTGAAGAAGAAACTATGGTAGACTGGGATTCTTGCTGTGTTGAGTGTGGCTCTTACATTATAAGCGCCGAGAGCGATGTCATTGAAAAAGCAATCCAAGAAGAAGGAACATTTATCTAATCAATCAATATGTACAATAAATCAAAAGACTTTCAAGTAAATTACAAACACGGTATTTCTGGTAAGCAAACATCTGTTGGTGCGTCAGTTTCTGTTGAGGCTGACTCTGGTATATTCAACGTAGACATTACGCGCGGTCACGACACTATGGGCCGCGGCAATATGTTGAACCTACCCAAAATGCGAGCAACGCTTGAGATGAAACAGCAAATACTCGACTACCTTGAACAAGAATTTTCAATGAATTAGTTATGGCAAAGAATAATAAAGAGCGCAAAATGACCCTATACCGACACAGTAAAGTAGATTGTGTAGCGTTTAGTTGGTCTACTGAAGACCTTAGCGAACAAGCCTATAGGCTACTCAAAGCAGGCCTTGTAAGTAAAGCTAAATACTTAGCTTTTAAGAACCTATCTGTTGGTGATAGGCACTACCTAATGATGGAATTTATTGATAGTGCTCAGGATTACATCATTGAGCAAATCAATCAAATACTATCAGATGGATTGTATGATCACTTTAAATCAACTTAATTTATGAAAGTAATTAAAATTAGATATTGGGAAACCCGCCGAGGCATTGGCTACGAAGCTGTTACTGATTTCGGTGGTACGATTTGGAACGATGGCGATGGCGGAGGCACATACCTTCTGCCCACTTGGAAGAAGGAAGGGTACTTAACAAACGCCCAAGTTCACGACCTATTGCCCCCCGACGTTCGAACGGGGTGGGCGTATGAGCAATTCTTGGACAACTTGATTAACATTTACGAAGGAACCCCATTGCTATGAAAGTACCATACCGTGCTATGGTTTTGGTTTGGTTGGAGAAGGGCGGCACGGCGCCCTTTTATTAAATTCTATTTATTTTTTATGGGACTAGATATGTACCTACGTCGTCACAATTATGTAAAGAATTGGGACTGGAACGACGAAAAGCACGATGTTATCGTGAAAAAGAACGGCAAGCCAAGGCAAGACATCAATCCAGAAAATATCGTATCTGTTATTGAGGAGGTTTGCTATTGGAGAAAGTTCAATGCGCTTCACCGATGGTTCGTAGAAAACGTACAAGGTGGCAACGACGATTGCGGAGAATACTACGTTCACAAAAACGATATTGTCCACCTTCTTGAAACGCTCAACGAGATATCGGATGATCCAAGCAAAGCCGAGAGGCTGTTTTCTCCTTGTGAGGGATTCTTCTTTGGCTCCGTTGAGATTGACGACTATTATTGGGGCGATGTTCGCGAGACCATCAAGGTCCTGGACAAATTGATTAACACCGAGTGGGATGGTCAGCTGTTCTACTCATCATCCTGGTAATTATGATTGAGAAAGAAACAAAAGAAAAGTTATTTGACCTTATTGAAAATAATCTATATGCCGCAACAAAATTCATTGCTGCTATCGTTATTTTTAATATATTCATACTATTGTTAGCTAACTTACTAAGGTAGAGCCATATGAAAATGTCTATTTACGAGTTTACATCGCTTAAATTTAAAATTGTTTTTTGCGATAATCAAACAGGTGAGTCTGTTGATGTTTGCTTTTACCCCACAGAACTAGACGAGTGGGAGACCGTCATAGCAGATGAGTGTGAGTATGATATAAATCTATGGCTGGACACTGGCAATGAGGATGACTTTGGTATCGTAAAGTTTATAGCGTACCGCGTCGTTCCTAAGTATGAAGATGGACATAAGCTTGTTCGTTACTGGTCAACAGAAGAAATAGTTTGC